TGACATATATTATTAATAAACTTGGATTTTCAAAAGGAGAAAAATAATGAGCGATTTTGCAGACGTCAAGTTTGATTTTGAATCTGGTGGTAGTGGTGAATCCACTATTCCAGAAGGGGACTATTTAACAGAGATAAGCAAATGCGAGAAGACTACTTCTAGCAATGGCAACGACTATCTTGCGTTAGAGGTTAAAGTATGTGGTGAAAAATACAAAGGCTGGATTGCTAGAGACAATCTAAACCTTTGGTACAAAAATAGCGACGCTGAAAAGCAAGAAATGGTTAGAGAGATAGCCTCTAGGAAATTCTCTGGCTTGGTCAAAGCGTTAGGCAGAAAAGACAACCCACCCGCTAATGGTGGCGAACTGGTTGGTAACAAAGTGATTTGTACTTTTGGCATTGAGAAAAGTAAAAATCCTGACTATCCCGACGATAAAAACAATATCAAGGGTTTCAAGCCGTTGGAAAAGATGTCGCCTAAACAAGCAGACGACACCCCAGCTTGGGTAACAGAAGGAACTTCTGAGGCCAAAGCTCCAGCTAAACCAAGCTTGTAATTGTTAGGCTTTGCTAGGAAGCCTTAAAGGTATTATCTCCCCCCATTTAGATAGTATGTACCTACCTAGCACCTTAATGAATGGTTAGACTTACTTGATGCGTAGGATCTATTTCACTAACGTCTAAAATTTTTCCAAACGTATAATCGGAACTTTCTTCCATAGAACGAAGCAAAGCAAATAGCTCTGCGGTATCAGAGTTTCTGGCCTGTAAAACAACCATATGCAGGTTGCTGTCTATCTCATAGACGCACAGATATTGAGGAATGCTAGGAAATAACATACCTATAATCCTAGCATAATTTTTATTGATCGTTGACGTATAGAGCAATCATTGCATAGTGAATGATTTTAAGAAGCTCTTTTTTCTTATCGTCTTTTTTGCCATAGCGCATGGCGTACTTCATTATATTACCAATACAAAACCCTTCGCCAAAACCAGCATCTACAATCATATCTGTTGCCTGGTACTTGCCCTTGGCATAGTGCTGGTCGTAGGTGCTGTCTATATAATCTTTTAGCTCAGCAAGAGATACGTCTTCTCTAAATTTGTAAGCTGACATGATTATAAAGTTAGGGTAACAATATTCGGCGAGTTATAAACAGATAGATGGCCGCCTTCTGAGTGATTTTTGTACAGATCTAAAAAGCCTTCCATTTTTTCCCAGCCAAGATTCATTTGTTCTTCTGAGATAATAAATACTTTAGATGCGTATGGGTAGACCTTCTCTTGCGCTACAAAGACAAACTCATCTAATTTAAAGCCAGCTTTCTCCATACCTCTACGATACCAAGCGGCTTGCATGTCGTAGCCATATTTTTTAACTGAATAAGCAAACTCTACTGGATCACATGATTGGGTGGTCTTATAGTCCACTACACATATAGCGTTGTCTGGGTATGGGCTTTGGACTGGCGGACAGATAACATCTGGTCGGCATTTACAAAGAACCTCGCCTTCATACCAATAGAAACTAGCCTCTGCTACTTTGCCTTCAGCGTTAAGGTAGATGTTGCCCTCTTCAATCATATGCTCTTTCATACCTTTAATTGCAGTCATTTCAGCTTCCTTAATAACTGTTAGGCCGCGCTCTTCATATTCTTTTTTAAGCTCTTTGTTAGCATTGGTATAGGGAGATCCCATTACTACCGCAACAGTATTATTAAACTCTTCCTCACCCTCTACTAGCAAAGCGTGAGCAGCTGTACCAAAGTTCATTGCAGGAGTTGTCTCTTGGACTTTCTCCACCGCATGCAGTTGCGATTTGCCAAAGGCTCTGATCTTACTGCTGCTAATTCCAACACCCGCATGGTAAACAGGGTTGGGTATATCTGAGAACACCAGGGTGTCGCCCTTTTGCTCAGACTCAAATTCTTTTAGTTCTTCTATTATCATATTCATACTCCAAAATCATCGTTTGCACGACACTATCATTAAGCATTGGCTGAGGCCAATACCGCAACTTGTTGTATAAGTTTAGCATGTTGTCTTCAAAAGACAGTCGCTTGTTATACATAGGGTTTCCTATCGAATCCCAAAAATCTTCTATTTGTTCTAAGGTATCTCTACCACCGCCAACATATTTTAATTCTGCTTCTGTATAGTCATAGGGTATAAACATAAAATCTCCCGTCTCTTTCCTAAATGGATAACAACGTGTTGGCTTACCTATCTGCATAAATATGATTGACGATATTAGGGAACTTGCCCGAATAATCTACTTTAATTAAATCTGGTTTGTTAACTTCTGTTTGTCTAAACAAAGCTTCATCTACTGTAGAGGGTGGGGATCTTCGCAAACTATCACCACTTACCATTTTGTTCCACCAAGCCACAGCTTTCTCTCTTGCATAGCCCGAATGTTCAAAGCAGATGTACTCACTAATAATCTTATTGGGTGTCTTGTAGCTGACCTTGAGTACAGGCAACGGCTTGCCTTGTTTCTGATGATTACCAAACCACATGTTTATAACTTTGGTATCGTAGCGTTCTTTCTTAGCTGTCTTAGAAATAATATCTAACTTAGATGCAACCAGCTCTAGCTCTAGCTTACGCATAGGATAGATATAGCCACAATCTGGGCAAGTAGTTACAGCTTTAGGTACATATGATTGGCATTCTGGACAGCTCTTGACCAGGGCTTCACCTGTCTTTTTGCGCTTGCCTTTTTGGTTGGGCGCTATTTGATTGATTGGACCATGACGTTCAATATTCTTGGCAAAGTCTAGAATTAAACAATCTTTCTTACCCTCTGCTATACGCATGCCTCTACCCATCATTTGCACATATAAGCCTGGTGAATGTGTAGGTCGCAGCATTATAATTAAATCTGTATTTGGGGCATCAAAACCTGTTGTTAACACATCGCAATTAACCAAAGCTCTAATCTTGCCAGCTTTATAGTCTGTTATTAGCTGATCTCTTTCGTTTTGATTTGTATCTCCTGTTACCACGCGAGAGGTTATATTGTTGGCATTTAAAATATTGCTGACCATTTCCGCATGATTAATACCAGCACAAAAGATTAACCATTGTTTTCTGTTTGCGCCTTTGATTAAAACTTCTTGCATGGCTTTGTTGGTTCGGCCGCTATCGTTCATCTTGGCCTGCAAGTCTGTTTGAATAAACTCGCCCCCTCTCAAACCTATATCATCAATCTCGTACTCAGTATCCATACATTTAGTTACTAGAGGTGATAAGTAGCCGTCGTCAATTAACCGAATAAAGTTATCACCACTACCAAAGTCTATTGCGACATCATCAAAGATAGATCCCTCGCCTTCAGTTAACATACCAGAGTTAAGTCTATATGGAGTAGCGGTAAATCCAACCACACGTAAATTTGGGTTGCGTTCTTTAAGGGCGACAACGAGGGAGCGGTACATTCCCTCGCCGTCTTTTGGAACAAGATGCGCTTCATCAATAGCGAGGAGATCGAATAAGGGCAGTTGATCCACCTTGTTCCAAACTGATTGGAGCTGAGCATAGATAATATCGTTATCTGTATCTCGACTCTTTAAGCTGTTGCCATACAAACCTATATCTCCATAAGGCCAAGCGTCTTGTAGCTTTTCATAATTTTGAAAAAGTATTTCTTTAACATGCGAAACAATTAAAGTTTTTTGTTTCTTTTGTTCGTTCATATGCAGCACAAAGTCTGCAATTACATGAGACTTACCAGAGCCTGTTGGCATGACAACTAAAGGATTGCCGTCTTCTATAGCAATATAGTTTTCTAAAGCATCTAGAGCTTCTTGTTGGTAATCTCTTAACGGCATTTACTTCTTTTTCTTTTTAGGAAAAACTTTCTTTACAACTTTAGATAACTTGCCAGACTTCATAATTCGATCAAGCCTGTTGATTGTTTTAGCTTTTTTATTTTTCATCTTTATTTGCATAATCAGTTTTAGTTTCTTTACCGCTTGCATATTTTAATTTTCTAAAATGTTCTCCAGCACCTTTTTGATATTCATACCAAACTATTTTTTTATCCTCTTCTTCAGCTTGAAGTTTTTTTCTTTGCTTCTCTACATTTTTTTTATACTGAGTCATTTTCTCTTGATCCCCCTGGTAATTGTTCAACGTCAAACCAACCGCACGGATAATTTACACCTCTCATTTTCCTTGACCTCTATATTTTTTACGCGTTTTGCGTTTGTTAGTTCCAGCGCCTCGGCTAAGCCTTGAGTCGCCAATAGATGTTTTCTTTTTAATACTTTGTATTTTTTCTTTAATCCAAGTCTTTGCCATTGTTTTTTTCCTCTAGTTGTTTATAAAATTCTGCAACTGCCATTATCTCCTGCCAAGTGCCGTCGCTTTTAATACAGTTGGCCCGATGAGAAACAATAAGAATGTTGCCTATAACATAACCTTTGTTGTTGTCTATTCGTTCTAAAGTTGGAGAGTTGTGTTTGTCTTTATGTCCATGCACAAGTTTAATACCAAGAACTGGACACTTAAAATCTTTTGGCCATATATCCCAAATGTCTTGGGCTTTAAGAGTGCAGGGTGGCCAACCCCTGTCTAAAGTTCTACGCCTAGCACCAGATAACATTTTATGAGCCCAATACGAGAACTGAGTTCTTTTATTTTCGTTGTAACAAGATTTACACTCCCACCGAAAAGGCGGAGCTTTTTTTAGTTTTCTATTGGGAAAGTTTGATGAGTTCAATTCTTTTGTTTCCTTGCATATAGGACATTTTCTCACTTTGGGTCAATAGCCTTTAAATATAGTTCTTGCCAAAACTTAACTTGGTGCAAGAGATCGTTGTTTTGTTGAACAATGTCTTCTAAATTTATTTTGCTATTGTCTCCTGGTATGCAAATAGAAAAAAATATATTGTTTCTATCTACTTCTTTTTCAAACTTATCGCGCAATAAGTCTGGAAGATTGGTAGCATTTGGATCTACTTTATCTAAGTAAAACTTTGCTTGAACTAAAACTTCTCTTTCTTTTTTTAACTCTTTCATAAATGTTTATTCATCAACCAAATAAAATAAAGCAAGCCACCCACAAAGTAAGTGGCTATCACCCCTAAAATCCAAAGAAAAAACTCAAGCATTATTTAGACGCTTCCTTATAAGCATGCTCAAATAAAGCTGGGTGATGTTGACGAATGTATTCAACAAACTTGCTCAACCTTTCAGTTGATTGCATGTCATCTTCTACATCCGCAGTATGCTTGGGAGCTGGTAATCCTGGTTGTAAAGCTTTCATACCTTCCCTTATAAAATCTATCTCTGTCATTGACATAATCTTCTCCTAATTAATTATTTCACTAATAGTATAAAATTTAAGTTGCTTTGTAAACACCTTTTGATATACTAAGGGTATATTTATTTTGGAGAACATAAATGACGATAGATAAAAGAATGTCAGATTACGTGGACCACACCAGAGATTACTTACAACAACTGGTGTGCCAAATCATTAAAGTTTATTTGCAGTCTGCCAGCGTTGAGATTTCTAATCCAGACGCAACCTTACAACAGATAGAAGCTGACAAGGATCGCTTGATCGATATGATTAATAATTTGGCCGAGGTCGAAAAGAGAAAGATCAAGACGCATTAACATGGTTGAGTATCAAGGTAAAAAAGTCACAGTCAGAACCAAAGTCAAACATGAATTGTCTGACGTGGTTATTGCTTGGGTCAACCAAGTTGTCAAAAATCCAGAAGATGTCATTGTTGATTGGAATCAAATGACAGCAAAGGAACAAGAAGAGTTTGAAAGACAGGCTTTCTTGTTAGAGGGTAAACTCCACAAAGTTATCGGCGTGGCGTTTGCAGAAATAATTAGTAGCAGTAACTACACTAAAAAGATATAGGAGAAGGTATGAGTAGAATTGGAGATTTCTTAATAGGGATGCAAGAGGACGCTGAATGTGTTTCAGCTTCTTGCGATTCGTTTGAAAAGTTCGCAAAGGAGATGCGAAAGCTGAATATTTTATACACGCCAAGTTTATTAGAGGACTATTGGGAAGGGTATGTCCATTCTCAAGAACCCCCTTGCTAATCGCGAACAGGCAATCATTCGGCTTGTATAAACAATAGAAGTGCAGTTGCGACGGGGTTTATTCATCCTCGTCTCCAGGGACTTTGAGGTGTAGTCTTGCAACGATACACACCTCACCTTTATTATTGGAGATAATATGTTAAAAGCAGACGGATTTGACGAAGCCATTATCGGTATGGCTGACGATATCGCAACCAGCGGCCAAAGATTAATCTACGACGCCAACAAGTGCATTGATATTCTTATTAAAGATCACGACATGAGCGAGCTAGAAGCCATAGAATATTTTGAATTTAACGTCTCTGGCGCTTACGTTGGAGAAAACACACCTATTTGGTTATACCCGTACGAAGATTTATAGGCTAAACTATTTGAATGAAGATAGTAGAAATGAAGAAAGGCCCACCCACCATCGAAG